GCGTGAGGGGCCCCAAAAGGCCGAAGGCCGTGGGGACGCGCGACAGGGAGCTACGAAGAAGAAAGAAGCGGACATTTTTAAACCTAACGCAAAATATAATCAAACCTTAACCTTTATTTAACATGATGTGGTGCTATAAAATTAGGTTCTGTGTATTCATGACATATAGCTAAGTGTTTTTCTGCTTGTTCCCAGTTATCAAAAGTCATTTGTACACCAAGATCAGGCATTATAATCCACTTAGTGACCCGTCTTGCTAATGCAGCGAAGTATTCATTTTTGTACCACTTGTTAGGAGGCTTATTAGAAGTAATTACAATTCGTTTAGAATTGAATTGTAGCTGTCCTCCTTTAGACTCAACCATTAATGGATATCTATCCAGTAATCTTAATAAAGTATCATATGGTAACCAACCATAAAATTCATCCAGTATGACGGTATCTTCGTTAGAATAACCGTCCCACCAACAAGATCTTTGTTTCCAATACGCGTTAGGATAGTTATCCAAGCAATACTTTGATTTCCCAGTTCCTGTAGGACCTTGTATAACGATGACTTCCATTGCTTCTGTTCTTTTACAAGCTTTGAGCATTCGATATCTTTCTAATGCCCTGAAATGTCTAGACCAAGTATAGAAGTCAGCGTCTGCTAGACATAGTTCTGTAGCTCCAGTGTCAATCATGGCTTTTAACTTATCCAATTTTTCAGTTGATGTGGCTTGCGAGCTTGATGCGATTAATTCTGAAATGGCGTCGTCCACCAATTCGTTTGGGATAATGTGACCGTCCATGAAAATTACCGGCTTCTCGAGCCCGAACCAATTGGTGCGAGTGTCCTCTTTCGCACTGTATTTGACCGCGTCTGCCTTTGTGCCTTTCCGTATTTCCCAATGTGCTCCAGGTATGAGCGATCGTAAATATGACAATGCACGTGGTGAAGATAATTCCACATAACCCTGAAAGTGCAAGGTACCATTGGCCCCAGTTTCCTCTTGATAAATTAATAAATTCAAATTTGTCCATTCCGTTGGATCTAAAAGTTGATCAGGATTATTTAATGTGAATACCCAGTTTCTAGACTTGGCCGGTGCTGGAGGCATATCCCACGGGGGCAGCAAATTGCAGAATGACAATTTGCAGGTCCCCTGGCACACGGGGGCCTAGTATTACCCCCCGTGGGATGTGCCGTGCCATGTTTCAGTGGAACTTGAAACCCAAATGGTTGGCTGAGAATTAGCCAGTAACCAGTCATGGAACATGAAAGAATTCTGCCACGTGGCATTCCGAGGCGCGCGCGCCTGATTTGCCGGCAGATTTTTAGAGGTTGAGCCGTGCCAACCAATCGTTTATCAACCAATGAAATCTCTTCATTTTTGAATTTACTAGATATGGTTGTGTTACGTAAACGCTCAACATTTAGACGTAAACGCAAACGGTATGCTCGCCGTAGCACGCGTCGTGTGTCGGCTCCTAAGCAGATGGTTGCGTTACATCCATATACCCTGGCACAGGTTAATCCCTTTGATAGAAATTGTTATGATTGTCGTATTCCGGATGCGAATACGGCTCCGTCATCTCCCTTCTTCGCGTATGATGAATTAGCAGTAGATATGAGCACAACTAATGCTCATTGTATAGCATGTATTCCTCATTGTCAATATTATGCTATTGCTGCAACTAATAATGTGGACCCATCTGGCTGGACTTGGCCAGCAGCATTTGGTGGTTTACAAACACAAGTGAAAGCATCTTCTGTTACTACTCAATATACTGTAGCTCGTACTGTAGCACATGGTATTCGTATTAGTTGTGGGTTATCACCTACAACTGTTACTGGTTATGTTCATGTAGCGTTGTATACTCTTAGTGATTATGGTCAGACAACTTGGCAGTATCCTACTACTATTGCTTCAATGACGGAGTTACCTTATTATCGAAGATTTACTTTGGCTGAGTTAACGCAGGGTGCGGTGACGATTTCAAATAAATTTAATGATGTGACGTCTCGTTTATATCGTGATACTAGTGATACTGGGAAGCCTGTTCTAACTGGTACTTTGTACCAGTGGAGTCAAGGCTGGATGACTATATTAGTAGCTATAGAAGGTGCTCCAACTGGAGCCCGAGCTTTAGTTATTGAGAATATTAATCATATGGAAGGACAGTCTAAATTTAGTGGACTTAATCAAGATGGTCCTGCTGAAGCTTATAGTGGTCCTATATTAGATGCTACTGCTGATTATGTAGCTAAGAAAGACCCCGTTCGTAAAGGAGATAATAATGTTAGCCAAACTGAAAAGAATGGCGTTTATGCTTCAATGTTGAATTCAATTAGACAACAATGGAGTAATTTTAAGGGTACGATGATACCTAGTATAGTTGGTCATACTGCAGGTTTTGCGGGAGCTGCGGCAGTGTATGCTGGTAGGGCCTTTGGTCGCTACGCAGGAGCATATGCTGGCCGTGAAGCTTTTCCCTATATAAACCGAGGTTATCGCCGTGCTCGTGATTTATTAGATCCTATGAGAGGTATGTGACTATTTTTTTGTACAACTATTAAACAATTCTTATTTGTTTATAGGTTAACGTGTAGGAGGTTCTGCTCCAAGTGGAGTTCCTGGATTTGCAGCAGCAGCTGCTGATAAGCTCCCTGATAACCCCGTAACCGTTAATGATGATGTTGTTCAAGATATGATAGATTTTTTAAATAGAAGAAGTTCTGATGGAACTTCTGCATTACCTCCTCCTCCTTATGGCCCTCCTCCCCCTGCTCCAACTTCCAGACCTCGTACTGATGAAGTTGAAGACTCTGTAAATAATATTCTTAGTGTCCCACCGACCGGTGGTCGTGTCGGATACAAATACCATGATGAGTTATAATGATGATATATATCCCGCCAAAATGATTGGCTGCCCGTGTGCCACGTGGCATAAATTTTTTTAAGAATTTTTTTAATAAATATTTTTTTTTCTTAATTCATTTTTCAATTTTCTCTGTGATGAGTCGATCTAATTCCAACGCTCGTCCGTATACTGAACGAACGTTTCGTAATGTTCGTTCTATTGAACCAAGGAATAACTTGCTTGGTTCTGGTCCTATTTTTGATTTACAACAATCTGCAAATGACATGCTTGTCGAATTTTTGGATGTTGTTAGATCAACCTTTATTGTAAGATTTGTTCCATTGAGCTTAGGTCGTGCATTAAGACGTCAAGTTAATTTAGAAGTTTTGGGATTTGAAACTTATTTGCAAACGTTGATCAATGGAGAAGCAGTATTTTCAGATATTGGAAGTTTATACAATCAAGTAATCACTCGATTGCGTCAGATTGATGATCGTATCCCTGAAGCAGGAATGTTAGTGAGTGCGTATCAAAGATATTTTCATGAAATATATGTTGTTGTTATATCAGCTGGTTCAGTTCAACGTCGACGTGCTGATCATGGATATGATTCTACCAGACTTGGTCGTAGCCTTTACGATGATGAATTATAATGTATTATTTTGTCTTATAAATGAAATAAAATGCTTGAGACCCGTTACGTTAATGTTAGCGGTTATGAATTATAATGTATTATTTTGTCTTATAAATGAAATAAAATACCTCTACAACAATATGAGCCCCAGGCCATTAAATAAGTTCGGGAGCGTACTTTCTTCAAGTAGCTCCCGACCAACGCGTGAGGGGCCCCAAAAGGCCGAAGGCCGTGGGGACGCGCGACAGGGAGCTACGAAGAAGAAAGAAGCGGACATTTTTAAACCTAACGCAAAATATAATCAAACCTTAACCTTTATTTAA